GACATGTCAATTTATCCTTTAGTCGTCAACCGGCCTTCCGCCCTTTTTCGTAAACGCCGCGCGTTCGTGTTGTGGTAGTGCATCAAACACGGAGCGCTTCATTGTGAGCTTATCGCCTTTGGTTTCGTTATTCCCGCCTGATCCGCCCCCACTGTTTCCGGCCAGGTACCAGGTAGGATTCTCTTTAATCGTTTCCTTGTTGCTTAACCATTCCTTAAGGGAATAGGGTGTTTTGCCGTCTGCCCCAAGAACTACTTCGTTGTCCTTGTACTGACGCGCTATGCCGTCTTCGTCTAGCCGCCATCCGTCTTGCATCGCAATAAGGAAAGCGTACTTCGTGGCACTGGCATGCATCCCTACTTCCTTGTCCGAAGCGGCTTCCATTAGTTGCCCCTTCAGTACTTGCATTTCATGTTTCTTTGCACGTTCCTCGGCTTTTTGGGCTTTAGTTTCGGCTTCTGTCTTTGCTGACTCAAGCGCTAATTTCTGCTTTTCAATGCGGCGATTAACAACCTCGTCCATTTTTCCAGCAGCAATCAATTGCGCCTCTTCGTCGTTCTCGAACTTGGCCAAAAGCTGTCTAGTTTTTTCAGGATCAATTCCTTTAAACTTTTCCAGCTCACCGTCCTTTAACTTAAGCTTACCCAAAAGCTCCTTGTTCTTGGCATCCAAGCCTGATGTCGCCGCCGAAACAGCCGTAGCCACCGCAGCATCAATTTGAGCTTGAACTTCAGGGGTAATTGTTGCAGCTCCACCCCCGCCACCTTCCCCGCCTTCAGCGGCCATCTGTATGCGTGCATTCTTTTGATAAACATTTGTTGTCGATCCCTTTAGGAGTGGCGTAACCACATTGACGAAAATATTGTCGAAATAACTTGACTTCTATGCTATAGTGCGTAAAATCAATAAAGTCGACAAACTTTAAGCTCACCTTATACGCTAATTGTACTTCTGTTGCAACTCTTTAAGCGATAGCTCACGGCCTTGCCCGTCTAGTAATTGATTTAGGCTAATTTTTCCTTCTCGAAACAAGTCCGCTCTTCCCTTGCCCAACATCTCATCTTGTTGTGTTTTTGTTACACGCTGAAGGTATTCGTCAAAGGTTGTGTCTGCGGATATTGGCCCAAGGGAGGAGGCGCGGTCCCCTGGTGGTAGCTTCGGCAAGTCTAGTCCTAGCTGCTTGAATGTTTTGGTTACGGGCAACAACACACATCGATCATTGAAGTGAATCGGCGGTAGTTGGAACGGTACGCTATGTCCAATGGGCGTATTTCCTTTGTCATTTTTCCATTCTCTGCCGGACAGCGCCATGCACTGCGGGCAAACTTTTGAGTCCATGGCGGAAAACCAGGAGAACGCCTGTATAACATCGCTGTTTTGCTCGTACACCGCTTGCCTTGCGTTGTTCGCTACTGTCTGAACCGCCGTGTGTACCAAAGCATTCGCATTGTTTCGTGTAAGGTCAAGCAATCCCGGCTGTGTACGCGTGCCGATAATCCTTCGTACAATCTGCTGATTATTCTCCCCCAGCACCATGCCCTGTCGGACTGCCGAAGAGAATTTGAATATCGTGTCTGATTCCTGTTTTGCCCACCAATCGGCCAGCGGCCCGCCGTTAATTAGCGTGTTCGCAGTTATTCCAGATATAACCGCCGCCGTGGGCAGTGCAGCGTTGTATCCGATAAAAACTTCGTCAATGTTCGCCGCCGCCGTCTTGATTTGCAGCTTCGTAACACCGTCCAACGTTTCCGCTGCCGCGTCCTGCATTTGGGCAAACGCGTCAGATACCGGCTCAGATATTGAAGTAAGCAGGGCAGACAGCTTACGCTTGTTAAACGTAGCTACCTCCTCACCGGACAATCGGGCAAGCACACCTTTCTCGATCTGCCTGACGATCTTCTCGATCTTCTTGCGCTCACTGGCTTCCAACCTTCGCAAATCGACCTGGAAGCGAATGATCTTGTCTAGTAGCTTTGGGTTAATTTCGGCCATCGTCAATCATTTCTTGCGTTTCAATAAACAAGTGCCCTTGCAGCAAAGCCACCACAAGCCCCTGCGGAAGATTGTTCTCTTTTGCCTTATTCAACGCTTCCACCATTTGCCGATCCAGTTCCTGAGTCGCTTCCTCCATTTCCGCTATCCCCATTTCCCGAAACTGAACCTTGATCACTTGTCCCATTGTCTCCCCCTGTCGATAGCGTCCCCATCCCCATCCCCATCCCCGGCGTACCTTCCTCAATCATCCCTTTTTCATCTTCTTCTTTTGTTCCTGGCGGATACATGCCAGCACGATCAAGGTTATAGAACAGCGTTTTCCAGCTCATCCCGCCCTGGATATACATCGTCATCCAAGAAGTAAGCAACGCGGAATCAACGTTCGGCGGCATAAATTCTTTGTTGAACTCGACCTTTGTTTCTTCTTCGTCTTCTTGCCCAAGCCACCAAGCCATCCAGCGCAATGGATTGGTCATACCTTCGGATAGCGTCGTAGACATGTCTACCAATACCGATTCATCCCCGGCCTGTTTACGCTTCCATGCCTCCCCGGATTCCACCCCGGCGTTTCTTGGCTCAAGCATTCGGGCACCAAGCACCCCCATTTGGAATTCTTTCTTCTCGATGTTTTTTAGTAGGGCCTCGAAGCTGCTTTGAACTTCCACAAATTCGGCCCTGGTCTGTGGGTTCGCATAAGCATTTGCCTTTGCTCCACCAAGGTATACCGGGTCTTTTCCTTCATCCCCATAGATGAACAGCGTGGGCAAGCCAGACAAGAAGCATCCGCGCTCATACGACGAACTTTGCTCGTAGTGGTGATAGTTCATTGTTATTAAATCCATCAGCGGGGGTATTTCTGGCTTGCATTCCAAGGAGTCCACACCAATCGGCTGGAACGGGATGAATGGAATGGGCTGTGTGTTTCGTTTTGGGTATCTTGGCCAACCTTCCACCAGAGTTTCTTTTCCTGCTGCGGTGCTAACTTGATAAAGGTATTGGGCATACTGGCCATGCTCCAGCACCAACACCTTGTGCAGTTCCTCCCCATCCTTCAATTCCACTTCCGTGTACCCTGCCGGGTCTTCTCGCAAACGAACAAGAGACAATTGCCGCTTTCCGCCCGTGCTGGAATACTCCCAGTTCAAGATATTCTCTGTTGCATACAGGCAAAAATATGGCCTTGCGCCCACATTCTGCGCATCCGCTACCGTGGCACCTTCAGCAACCGGCGTATAGTCCACCAACACGCCAACACGTCCAACAATCAGATCGTCAAGAGCGACTTTTTGTGCAAAGGACGTGAACGATGTCCCAGCGTTATCGATGTCCGTCAGCAAGGGTTCCATAATGTCCGTTACTTCAATATCTGGCGGTCTGCGGAATATCATCCCTCGCAGGGCGATGATGGTTCGCCACGTTGCACCGAACCAGGGTGTCATTTTAAGCCGCAAGTTGTATGCGTCATCGGCTTCCATGTTCAGCCTGGGCAAGTGTTCCTCTCGCGCAGCGTGAACCTCATATTCACCATCAGCAGCATCGCGCGCATCTTTCCAACGTTGTTGCACCTTTTCATATTGCGGATGTAAAAAACTCACAGGCCACCTCCCACGCTGACTTTTCTTAAAGATTGGATTATAGGCATTTCATAGGCTATTGGATAGCCGAAGGCATCACAGTTTGAGGCGACAATATTACCAACAGAAAACATCCCATACCCCGGTACTGTTAGACAATATGCTGGGGATGGATCAATCTCCTGAACGCGCAAGCATATTGGAGCATTTTCTAGAGCATGTTTTTGTTTTGCTATATTTGTTTCTTTCAAAAACTCCATTACATATCTCGCAGTTTCTTTTCTCGTTGTCAACACCAGAGTGGAATCTATATCGTGTGCTGCATCTTCTTGAGCAGAACTTTGACGTACTACTTCTGTTCGACAGAAATTCCCTTGAGCAATACGCGCAAACATGGATTTTATCTTTTTTATGTAAAAACTTTTTTGTTTCTTGGTAGTGCTTAGCATGCCAAGCTCTCCCCTCTTTGCTCCTGTGCCATTCAGGAGCCTTGTCGATAGCCTCTCTCGGCATGGTTGTTCGCTGCAATCCGTGGAGCGTAGAGTGACTGCCCCCTTGTATAAGTTCAAGGTTAGATATCTCATTATTTGACCTATCAGAATCCTTATGATGGATATGGAATCCTTTAGGAATGACACCATTAATTTCTGACCAAACAACCCTATGTAACCTAACTCCGTTTCTCTGGAAATATTTTCCACATAGGTAGTATGACTTGCCCTTATATACTTGTTTGCTTCCGCTAATAATTTCTGGTCTACCAATACTTTCCCGGTTAAATCCCATGCTTCGCACCATCCAGATGTTGTTAAAAATTTATGCTCTGGGGTACATTTTACGTTAGTTTTGTTGTTCAGGGTAACTAAAAGCATCCTAGAAAAATCCCTTGTGATTCCACCATTTATATATTCCCTATTAACTCCGTCCGGGCACAAGACAACACCCTCCCTGGGTATCACACTAAATTCTGTTAATTTGTTATTAACCATAACAAGTTGCTCAGGGTGGAAACATTGATGATCATGGCCACTCTTTTTATCTGGCTCACCGTTGGTATCATACGCTTGTTTTTCCAAACAACCCGCTGACGTAGGACATGCAGCCGCATTCACAAACAATTTTCCTTTCACAAATGCCGTATTAACTGCATTCACCCGATCCTTGACGTAGGGATTAGTTGCGTGCGATCTGACCTCAAACCCAGCTAATCGCAATTGGTGCA